CTCTACTTCAGTTACGGTTACATCTATATATGCTTGGCTAGCACTGCTAGTTGTATTAGGGGCAGCTCCAGTAAAAGTTATATTAGCTGCTTCTGTAGCATGTTCTGGTGTAACTCGAACTACATCACCAACTGCCCATCCTTCACCACCATGTAGTAATACAGCCTCTATGTTGTAACTGCATCTATAATTTTGCCCGTCAGGTCCGCTTGAATCAGCATTATAGTTAGGACTAACACCTTGTTGACCTAAAGCTGTTACACGGAATGTTAAGTTTTCTTTACCAGATGTCTGCACAACACCACTACTATTCTTTATATCTGTTATATTTTCTGAGGTTCCATAGCTACCTTTAGCTGTGGCAGCGTATACTTCTGTACCTATACCGGGGCAGTGTCCTGAGCCGTCGCCTTCATCAAAACTATGGCCTGTAATTTTTATCTTAGTAGCTCTTGTCAGAGTTGTAGTGGCTGTACTGTTGTTTATATTGACACCATACTGCCTACCATTTTCTGTACGTAGTAGTTCTATGAACCCGAAGTGAGTATGTGGTGTAGCATCTGTAGTTCCCGTTGTCCCAACAGTTGTAACAGTTCTAGCACTTCCATTAGAAGCAGTAGATGGTGTACCACCAGCGTTTATTTCTGCTGTAGTATAGTTACTAATATCTCTATTATTAATAAATGTGGTATCATTAATAGTTAAGAACTGTAAGTTTTCTGAGTTAGCTGTTTGAAGATAGTTTTGAAATGTAGGTTTTACTTGTCCTTTATTCTGCCAATTATTTACTGTTCCACCGGTATGTGTAGGTCTTGAGGTTGAGGTTATAGTACCTGTAGCTTCATATATATATACTATTCCAGAGTTAGCCGCAGATTGAATAGTGTCCCCGAGACCATATGTTCGATCACTACTCCACGTAGTTTCACCATAAATCATGGTCATCTCTTGCCCGTCATTACAACTCCATACTCTAACCTGACCATCAGGTGCGACTTGTCCTATATAAGATCCTTCTGTCTCGTCGCGGTAGTAATGAAACCAAGATCCAGCGGGAGTAGTTAAGTTTCCACCAATGTTAGTGGTTTGCACATTAGGAAGTGGAGTAGTTCCTATACGTTTAGCACCCGGTCTTTTGTATAAACCCTTAGTTATGTCTGGTATTGCATTTGTTACTTCTGTCACCTGACCGGGAAACTTTAGCTGGTCAGGCTGTTCTGACATTCCTAGTGAGTATTGAGGAATAGTTTGCGTAATACTTGCCATTATCGTCTAAGGTTTCTCCAAGGTTGATAAGTTTGATATGCACTATTATCTTCAAATCCAAACATACTATGATCTCCCTGATTGCACTCATACTCCATGAGAGCAGCTCTAGCAAGAGCCTCTTGTTGAGCTAATAGTTTAACTAACTGAGGGTTTGCAACTAGCTTTGTAGCAGCAACTCTGGAAGCTCTGTATGTTATGTATCTTCTAAAGACAATAGGTAAGTCTTCGAACTGATATAGTCTGACGACATCAAGATCTAAGTCACTTGTAAATACATCTGTGTGATCTATCTTGTCATATATAAATCCATTACGGCGTACGAGATTATGTGTACGTCTTGCTTGATTATCATGTAAGTCCATTGAAAGTATATCATTACCAACAGCTATCTTGCCATCAGAGTTGATCTGAAATGGTACATGTTTTTCTGTGTTAAAATGCCACCCCTCTGCTTGCGTGTCTACGTTAGCATCACGGAGTAGGTTATAAATTATTGCCACCTCTGGATTATCAAAATTAAGAGTTGTAAGAGGTGATTGTCCGATAGCCCCCAGTATACTGTTTACTGCGGATAGTTCGGTATCGAGATCAATAGTTGTGGAAGCCATAAGAAAAAAAAAGGGGGGAGGGTATACCTCCAAGCCCCATATAAATGTATAAAAAAAATTAACTAAAGTTAGCAAGAGCGTTGTTTGTAGTTGTTGCTTCGCCAGCAGTGTTTCTAGTAGGTGCAACACCAGCAACTAGCTCAACAGCAGCAGCAGGGTTAAGTGCATCTGCTCCCATTGCTAGTCTACCGAGGATTACATCACCTTGGTAAACAACTGAGATGTCTCCAGAAGTTACTTGTACTTGAGGTCCGATTGCTTCTACACAAGCAGCAGCTTCTTTTTGGAAGATAAGTCCACAGCTGTTTTTGAAAGCATTGTCACCAGCATTACCGTAACTGTTAACAGTCTTAACTACTTGGTTGGAGGCAAGTGTACCAGCTCTTTCGTCTGCCATACCTTCTCCTACGAAGTCGCCAGTAGCTCCGGGGTCTGCAGCACCGGGAGCTGCAGCTCCAGCAGCACCATACTTAGTACCAAAGTCTCCGAAGAATGGAATGTTCATTGACTTGAAGATTTGTATGCCTGCAATTTCAACGATTCCCTGACCTGACTGAAGTGCGTCTCCTCTTACATTGTGGTTGATTAGACCATTGCCAGCTGCCGCACTTTGGATAAGTGCATAGTACTGTCTTGGGTTAAGAACAGCTACCCTACCTTCGCTACTTACACCTTTCTCGTCTAATGCAGCGGCTGCATCATAGAAAGCTGTAATTAGATCACCAGCGTCATAAGCTTCTGCAGCGGATGATGTAGAAGTACCTACTTGAATCTGTGTTCCACCGGGCTCTTTGAAGTTAGTCTTAGTGATAGGACTAGCCTGTCTTGCAGCCTTTGTGATTGCTCTGAAGATCTTTCTGTCATACTGCTCTGCAAGAGCGTATCCGATCTTTCTTGAGATCTCACCACGTAGGTCGTAGTGTGCTAGAGTCTCGTCTAGCTCGTAGACAAATGCACTGGAGATCAATAGATCGTCGACAGTCACTGTCTTTTCAGATACTGGAGGTGCTCCGTCGGAGTTACCTAGTATGCTTTGGCCGGGTACATGGTACTCAGCTTTTGTTCTACCTGTGAAGATGAACTGAAGTGACTTACCGTTAGTAAGTGTTCTTTTCATTACAAGGTCACGGGCTATCGTGTTCCTTTGGAACCCTTTGAACATTTCCCCGGAAAACAATTTAAGGTATAAAGCCCTCTTGTCTCCAGAACCGTTGTCCTGACCTAAATTAGTTATTCCTGTGGTCAGTGTGCTATTTTGTTGTGCCATTTCTAAGAATGATATTGTTTTACTTTTCTCAGATCTGAAATTTTTTTTTTCGCGATTTTTTGTGGTCTATCCCACCGTCTAGACGGATGGAGGTATCCAGCGTACTGGGCTCTATCCAATAGAGATGGGAGGACTTGAACCTCCCTGTACGGCCTTAACCGATTACTCTTGTGTACTTGATGCCACGATATACGTAAGTTACAGTCATTGTATCTCTCATATATCCAAGCCCCGTTCCATGCTTGGGTGTCATGCGTCCTATGATAGGATGAACGGAAGTTCTATCAATAGGAAGGTTCCCCCTCCGGCTCTGGGTAGGTAGGAATCTCTTGCTTGTTCTTGGTGTCTGTCATTTTCTGATCTTTAGCTTGTTGCGACGTTTGTGGTTGTAGTTGATTCTTTTGCTACTTGTCTTAGTTCTATTAAACTTAGCCTTCTCGCCTTTAGACATCTCGCCTGTAGTCTTAGGTGTCTTAGATGATATACGTTTAGATGGTCTACAAGCTGGGTAGCCTTTACGCTTCTCACCTTTCTGTCTGCCGCAGGGCTTACCAGTTTTGGTGTCGACCCACTTCTCGGCGAACCATCTTTTTAAGCTCATCTTCTTTTTGCTTTGCTATAACCGGGGGCAGTCTTTTTCTTACCACCAGCTTTGACTTGACCCTTACATACCTTTACACCGTAGGCGTTAGCGTATGCAGAAGGGTATACTTTAAACTTTCTTTTGGCAGCTGCTTTACCACGTGGACATAATTTACCCATCAGCGTTTTTTACCTCCATGCTTGCAGCCACATTTTGATCCTTTCTTGTGTGCCATTATACAGGATAAGTATTATCTTTTGTGAAAAAATCTATATTCTTCGCCTTCTTTTTATTTATAGGATTACCGGGTGGTAAGAAGAGTTCACTTGGTACTTGATCCAAAGGTTTGTAATCACCTGTCTTCTTTCCTAATTTTTTAATTTTCTTTTTTGCCATCAGCATTTCCATCTACGTAGGGCAAGAGCCTTTCGTGTAGGCTTGCCGTTTGGTTTTTTGAGCGGTCCTTTCATGCCAGACATGCGAGCACAGAAAGACCTTTTACGAGCTCCTCCTCCGGGCTGAGGGGCTTTGAGATTAGAGCCAGTAGCACGATTGTACTTGGCTCTTCCCTTAGCTGTTAGGCCGCCTTTGCGACTCTTCTCACCTCTTCCGAGAGACAGGCTTACTCCCTTTTTTCTTGCCATTTTTTCTTAGTTTTGCGAAGTCTGCTCCTGTGATCTTGTCACGAGGGGGTGCGACTCGTGCAATCTTTTTCTGGCCAGAGCTGTAGCCTCCCTTACCTTTTGGCATTACCAAATACCGGGGATGATTTGCCCTGTCCAAGCGTAGTTGAGTAGAGCTGCGACTATACCTATCATAGCTAGTCTTCCGTTAAGCTCCTCTGCTGGATGCCATTTTTGATTTTCGTGGTTGTGGTGTGTCATTATACTGGGTTGGTGTTGTCTTTTGAAAAGAAGTCTTGTTTCTTCTTATTGTTTTTTGCTAGAGGATAGATCAGACCGGGTATAGGTAACTGTCTAATATACTCTTTCTTCTCTGGCTTGAACTCATCAAGTGGAGAACGTGGGTCAGAGGTAGGTTTTTTCTTTCCTTTTTTCTTAACCATTATTTTTTCTTCTTGAGTTTAGCAAGCATCTTTTTCTTTTCTGCTGCTGTCATCTTTTTCTTTTTGGCTGGCATTTTGCCGCCACCGTAATGTCCGGGCATAATTAGAACTCCAAGTTGTTAGATCTATCTAGTTTTTCGATAACATCTTGCCTGTAGGCAGGGTCGTTATCATACCTTGAGTCACTCATAGCACGGACAAGTTCCGCTTGGCTACGAAAGACATCCCCGTTGTTGGGGGCAGTTTTACCTGTTACCATTCTACCTTCTACTCCGTTTGCGTTATCATACTGAGACTTCAATCCAGCGACAGCTAGCTGTATAGCCTGCACGCTGCCTGTATTGACTACTTCATCAAACGCATTGATCTGATCTTCTGGTAGATTAGTCTTTGCCCAGTTTACTATATTAGCATACTGTTTCTCGCCGCCTGCTGAGTTTTTGATTTGATTAATCTGGGCTGTAGAAATCTCAGCTGGAGGTGCTGCCTGTTGTTGTTGAAACTCAGGATTAGATTGCACCTCCATGTAGGCTTTGATAAGATCTTGGCTTGACAATGAGGAGAACTTAGCTAGTGTTTCATCAGATAACTTATTACCGTTATCAAAGTACTCCTTGCTTGCATCTGTAATCAGTGTAGCACCTTCTGAAAGCTGTGGCTTATCTTCGGGTTGTTCCTCTGTACTGACTTTCTCTGTTTCCTCTTCCTTATCTCCAAGCTTTTTTTGTAGCTCTACGTAGGCTTTCTCTAGTTCTTCTGCATTTTTATATTTACCAGCCAGTAACTGTTCCTGATCTGACTGCATCTGTTCACCAACGGCAAGGTTTTCTTGCTCCTCTGGTGTTAGATTATCAGGCATGGTTTCAGTCTGCACTTCTGGCTGGTATGATAATGTTTCTGACATTTACTCTTGTGGTGGTTGTAAGTTACTTAACACGGCTGATGCTTGATCTGCTAGGTCAGGGTTTCTGCTAGGGTCCATAAGTGGTGTACCAGCAAGCTGACCGGCTTGATCTACAAGTGACTGATTAGTCTTGTCTTGTACTGTCTGCTCCTTAAGCTGCTCTAACTGTTCTGCTGTACGTACAAGA